GCATCGATTCCGGAGGACGGCTCTGACAAATGCATTGAACCGCGGAATGCCACTGCAGGAAGCATCTATATTGGCAGGGCATGCCAAAACCGAGACAACGATGCTTTATTGCACTGTGGATCAGGAATCGGTAAAGTATCATCATAAAAAATATCTAAGTGCATAAGTAAATAAACTGCTTTATTTACACTCGGCATCTGGTCGGGTGTTTTTGATATGCATTTTTACATGTAACTTTATTAACGACAGTAAGGAGTGATTCTTAATTAAATAGCAAAACGCAATGGAAAACATTCGGTACAACCACTGGAGTTAAGCATATCAACATTAAAAAGTTGGCTGATTCCGGTAAAGATATAAGAGTTGTAGTTGGTGCGCAATATGTTGTTGCAAGAAAGATTATGACTAATTTTGTGTTCGACCTATCGCCGAATGTGATAGGCAAGTATTCAGATGGTTATTGCTTTTCGCAAAACAATTATTGTTCGTTAGCTATTATCG